GCAAACAATACACATACTATGGAAATGGAATTATCTAGAGACTCTTTCCCAGAACCATACGCATCTGTCGGTAAGGATATGCTCAACGAGTATGACGATCTTAGATCTGGTAAGTACTTTGATGGTCCCTTGTCCTTCCCTATTAAAAGCGAGGATCTAACATATACCAGAGACATAGACACACCCGGATTCTTAAGAGCAGACAAATATCGGTTCTTTGAGAAAACAGAGATGTTCGATTCAGGTTCGGTTAACTTTTCTGATAATACTTACACATATCCCACTGGAAAATTTCATGAGAGTGGAGAGAAAAAGGGTGAACCCATTACAAATACCATCAAATTCGTCAATGACGAACAGAAAAGTATAGCGGCTCAGTTCATAGATGATCCAAGTATAGGTCTTCAATTCGCAGCACCTTTTATCAATAGTGGTGCGTGGAAAGATTTCACTTCTTATGATTGGACCGGTTATGCTAACGAAAGAGGTTATTTGTCGGGTAACTTCAGCCCAGAAGAAGAAGGAAGTCCAACCGAAGGAGAAGCCGAAGGGGGAGCCGAAGGAGAAGGAAGTCCAACCGAAGGAGAAGGAAGTTAGTTATAAATAACTAAAAGGGTCCAAATATGTCAGAAATACGAAACGAAACACTAAAACCAAAATATATTGATTTTGATTTGAATTTCAAGCCTTCTCCTGTGTTCACAAATTCAGAACTTGGAGCAAGCGGTGATATATTGCTAAAGACTGATGCAGATGCGATAAAACAATCTGTATCCAATATTTTGCAGACTCATAGATATGAGCGACCATTTCAGCATAACATTGATGGTAGAACAAGAAAACTTATGTTTGAGCAAGATGGTGCAGATGTTTTCTGGAAAAACTCCACCCTCAAAAAGCCAAAGAAAATGGAAACCACGTTTGGTGGTGTAAATACGGTATCATTTATACACGAAGCAAAAAATGCAATAAATAGATTTGAACCCAGAGCAGCAGGGTCGAATATAGAGATCAAAAAAACTAGACGAGGTGAACCCTTAGTTCAAGTTCAATTCAAAACTCTAGACACCGTAGAGGAAGTAAATGTAAACATAAAGAGAGATAGGTAAAAATGGCAGTAGACTATACTGGTTCTTCAACCACAAGCAACACAAGAAACACGACTCTTGGAAGTGTCGATTTTACTAAACTAGATTTTAACGATATAAAATCTAGTTTGAAGTCATTTTTACAGAAGCAAGATCTTTTCACTGACTATAACTTTGACGGCTCTGCTCTTTCTATTCTTTTAGATGTACTATCGTATAATACGATGTACTACTCATTCTATGCGAATATGATCGCAAATGAAATGTTCTTGGATAGTGCAACACAGAGAGACAATATAGTTTCCCTGTCAAAGATGCTTGGTTATGTTCCTAAATCAATAACATGTGCTAGAGCAACTTTAGAGATCAAGAACGAAAGTGCAAGTGAAGAGTCCATTGTGCGAGGAACTCAACTTGCTAACGCTAACGGAGTCAAGTGGTTTTTCTGGGGAGCAACCGGTTTCACTCTTGGTGCTGGAGTAACTGCAAATGCAGTGGTCTACGGTAGTAGGGGCTTGGTTCGGGGTGAAGGTGGCACCATAATTTCGAATACGAATGTGGACACCGACACGTTGGTGGTTACAGTCAACGATGGTGTTACAGCAGAGGATTGGTCGTTGCTAGATTCTAATATTGTCTCTGGTTTGAGTGGCGATGATAAGATTTATTTTGTGGATAGCACATACGACAATTTCTATACAGTTAAATTTGGGGACGGTGTATTTGGAAGGGCTATTAGCAATGATGCAATTGTCACCAAAGATTATTTGTTGGGTGGAAATGGAGAAGCCGATAACGGCGTGGTGTTATTCAATCAATCAACATCTAGCATAGGTATTAATAAAACAGTAATTCCATCAAGAGGTGGTTCTGGACAAGACACTGCCGATGATATTAAATACTACGCTCCAGCATTCTTCCAGTCTCAAAATAGAGCAGTTACAAAACTAGATTATGATGTGCTTATAAAAAAGGATCTGAGAAGTGTTACATCAGTGAGTGTTTGGGGTGGAGAGGAAAGTAATCCACCTTTATATGGTAGGGTATTTGTTAGTACCACATCCAATTCAGCAATTGACACACAGAAAATTATAGATGTTCTTAAAAACAAATCTGTTATAAGTATCATTCCAGAATATGTTTCCCCGGTCTACACAACTTTACATTTCCGTAATTTTATAATAGAATATGATAAATTTAGCACAGCGAAAAGTGTAGAGGAAATTAGAGACTTAGTGAGGACTCATATGTCTTCGAACTACCAGTTTGGTGTTCTGAAAGAAGGTTTATCGTTCGAGGCAATTAATTCAAATATATTGAAGGTAGAAAATGGCATTGTTGGTCTTGACTATTTCTTAATCATATCACAAGATACGGAAAATATATCGCCATCCGGTTCCTATCTGTTTGACTTCGGTCAATCCCTAAAATCACAGAATGCAGTCGAAAATGATTTTGGGCAGGTTATTTACTCAACACAATTTTCACATGCAGACTATGAGTCCGAGGGTTCTGTCTTCTATATTCAGAACGGTGAAGAAGGTGTTATAGATTTATATCGCAATAATGCAGACGGCACAACATCATTGGTTATTTCGAATGTTGGCACATACGATTCCGAAACAGGATTTATATACTTGAGGGATGTGCAAGCATCCGAAAACTTTACTGTTTATTACGAACCAAGAAGCAAGAATGTAGTTTCAAAGAGGAATATAGTATTCCAAAGAGAGACTAATTGGCCAAGCGTTGACCACCCAATAACGATAGAAGAGATCTAATGGTAGACTTTGTAATACAAGGCATAGATGACGGGAACACAGGTGAACTGGTAGACCGACATCCCCTGAAAGCAGCGTATGAAGATTCGCGTTTGCAGGATTTGCCATTGGGACAAGAATTTTCTACCAGATCTCTTACCGAGATTGAACAGCATGGAGTCACTTACGGCAAAAAGAAATTTAACTTTTTTGTCGATGAAGCCTTACCTGAATATGTTCGTGATAAATACACCAACTTTACTTTCTTCATTCAGACATTCTATGATTGGCTTCATGAAGAAAACAATATCGGCAAACTCAACGAGTTGAGAGATTTGGATCTCGCTGAAGATAAGTTTTTGAAGTATTACAAAAATATGATTGCAAAAAATTATCCAGAGAGTGCTAGACTCAATTGGTCTGATCCATCTAACTCTGCAATTAATGTTAGAACTCTTTTGAGAAATGTCCGTGATCTATATCTTTCTAAATCCACTGAAGAAGCAATCAATTTTTTCTTTCGTAGTTTGTTTGCACCAATTGGAACAGACTTGTACCAAGTTAAAATGGAGTATCCCAAAACAAGATTACTTAGGTTATCAGATGGGATATGGCAACCTGGAGCATCTAGTGGAACACCTGGTACACCAGTTGGTGGGACATCATTGTCTAAGCCGGAGAAAGAATAATGTTATATTCGAGTGATAGTTTTAGTGGCACACCTTATGATAATCAAACTATGTTTGATCTCGCTGCACAGGATTCATTAGGTTGGTACTGGCCCGGTAGACATGATTATTACCTATACAATTCTCCACCAAGAGTATCTGGTGTTGCATGTGAAAGTTATTGCAAACCAATAAGACGAAACCCAAACTTCATGAAGCCAATGAATATGTTTTCTCAGCCTTCTGCTGAAGAAACGGGACAGGGATTACACCCGCATATTTACTATCAGCCTGATGAATGGGGACCAGAATTAGAACTCTATCCAGATGAGTTTATTCCGAATTTGTCTTCTGTCAATACAACAGTCAGAAGAAGACACACTCTTCCAAACGGTAGTAGTGAGAACTCTGAGGCTGGACCACCCAGACATGTTTTATTAAGTCCAAATATTGCACTTTCAATTGAACACTATGGTGTAAATTCTGTCGAATATTGTAATGGTAGAACAGGTGGGGTTTGTAAAACAATAGAATATCGTGTGGAAGACCCTGTAACTGGTGCAGTGTTTATGCAACGGGGACTCATTCGAGAATATTATGGAATGGGGACAAGAGCCGAACAAAAAGGATGGCCCTCCTTGGGATTTGCCGGTGAAGCAACTTTATCATTTGTAGAATGGTCAGATGTATATGGACCCCTCAACTGGGAAGATCTTGGAACCGAAGGTGATTGTTTAGATCCAAATGGTTTGAACGGTTTGTGTTGGTCATCACATCCACCTGAAATGGATAACTGGTTAAGTGAAATTTTAAGAGATGATCCAATTGGAGAAGGTGGAACATGCACGCTCACGATAGGAACATGTAATTACTGTGCTGGTACTTCTGCTCCTTGCGATGGAATTGATGTTACGGACATTCCAGAATCAGAATGCAACTCAGTTAATTATCCTGGCACGGGTCACTCTTGGACTGCAAATGTTTTGGGGGGAGAAACACAAACTAGTTGTGATAACAATGAATACGGTGACTTCTTTACATCATACGGAAACACCAACCGCTTACTTTGTAATGGCAGACCGTGCGAATTTCAACTTCATAATTTAAATATCGATAGAGTATGGAAGACCTCTGACGGTAATGAGACTACTGTAAACTATTCAATAGTAGATGAATTTAAACTTCCTCACTTCTTACCAAGAATGAGTTTTGGAGCAGATCCTCTTAAGGATGTTATTAAGTCCCTACCTGCTTTTGTGATGGATCAAGACCAGCGAGTTGCCATCGGGACCATCGGTATACCCGATTTCACTGGCAGTGACCTAACCTATCAAAGTATATTTGTCGAAAACCCGTTTGGTAGTAGTTATGGGGATGATGAATTAGTGCTTACTTCCGAAGCAAACCAGATACTAACGGACAATACGGGTGCCACTTTTGATTTCTGGACTAATCAATATTCTGGAGATTCCAGTAGTCCATATTTCCTTCAACTCCCAGACCCCAATCTTCATAATCGACCAATCTATCTTGGTGCTGTCTCCGGTGGACAATATTTCGCAAACCAAATACACGAAACATATGGATTACTGAGTAGTTACAGTAGAACTATGCTCGCTGATGGCAGTGAGAAATCTTACTATAATGATGTTTATGGTGATGATGGAATAGAGAGTCGAACATTAAGTAGAAGTTATCTTGAAGTTCCTGATTGTGATTTCAGTCAGTATCCACCATGCTTTTATGATCTGAATGTAAACGAAGAATATGCAGACTCATTTATAGACGTTGATGAGTATGTTGATCTTGGTATATACCGTTTTGTATCTGTTAACAATATTGATGAAAACACAACACTCATATACACAGCACCTAAACCCGACAATACCGGGGACTCAGTGATTCATAAAATTACGCATGAAGATCCATCTCAGCCAAATGTGACCACAAATGTATTCACTCGACCACACCTTACTGATGTCCTTGACCACCTAGATTCAGAAATTCGTCAAAATGCAATAAAACCAGCAACACCACAAAAAATAGGAAACTATGCTTTCGTGGGATCAGCAGCGGCAAATGTGTTGCAGCATGTTGACCACGGTCCTGTTTTGGTTACGGATTCGGGTAAAGTTGTAATACTGAATGCTGAAGATTTATCAGAACCACGGAATCTACCGCTACTAGAAATTCCAAAGGGCATAACCGGGGATGAAGTTAATAACGAATTTTTTGGCTCTGAATTAGCATCAAACAGTAAAGAATTATTCGTATCGAGATCTTCTCATAAATCTGAATATATTACAAACATATCACCAAAGGTATATGTTTATGAACCCATAGAAAATGATGATGGCATTCTGACAACAGTGCTTCTTAGACAAACAATAACTCAAAGCAGTCACACCACAAATGATGGATTTGGTTATTCGATAGACGCTAATGACAATTGGTTAGTGATTGGTGCGCCGGGAAGAGAAGCACTTGGAAATGTTGCCGCTGTTCATGGAAAAGTTTACATATACAAGAAAAACTTTGAAACTGGTCAATGGGATTTAAACACGACTATAGATTCCAGTAATCAAATAAACAACGAGACATTAGACAGTGATAGTTTATTCGGTTTCTCTGTTTCCATAAATGATAATTATGTTGCGATTGGATGTCCGAGAGATAAAGAATTGATAGATGGGGTAAACCCCTTTACTTTTGGTTCAGTGTTTATTTACTCTCTAGATTCCTCTGAGTCATGGACATTCAATCAAAAGGTAGATTTTTCAGATATAGATCCAGTAGTGTTTCAGAACATTAACTTACTGGATGCTCTTAAATTATTCGAATTCGGACATAAGGTAGATTTATCTAACAACTCATTATTGGTTTCTGCCCCCGGTATGGATTCTGAACATGTGAGGCTTAATGATGGGGCTGGTATTGCAATGTTATTTTCCATAGACGGAAATGATTTTGTGCCCAAAGACTTGTTCGACGGAATAGCATTCGGCGGTGAAGGTATGGGTGATTTCATATCTCTCTATGAAAAGGTAAATGTAAATGACACCGCACAAACTTCTAAGAGAGTTATTACATTAGCAAAAACCAAAAGGTTTACAGAATTCGATCACGAAACTGTTTACATTCTTAAGACGACAGATGAAACAGATGTTAACGAAACACCCGGTAATGAGGCTGACCAAGACGGAGAGTATTCGGGATATGGTGGCTCACCCGACGATAGAGTTTTAAGTGGTCGTGCAGTAATTCAAGATAGCAAGATATGGCAAGATTATTCATATCTTCTTGATGTGGCAGCCCCCGGCTCAACGGGAACAACTGCTGATGGTCCAACTGTCATATTAGTTGATGAATATGAAAAACCATTATTAGACTTCATGCATCCTTTGGGTCTGCAATTCTTTGGTAATGTGAGATTGGACGATGTAGTTGGTGGTGTGATACCAGAAGATGATGTGCAGTCGTTAGAGACTGCTGTCATAGGTCACTACATGCCCTACACATTTAATACTATTCAAAACTTACGATATAACGAGAACCTAGCAGACTTATACCCAGAAGGATATAACCCGCAGGCAACTGGAGAGGGTAGCAATGGGAATGTTCATGCACTACCCCCTGAAAATTCTCCCGGTGGAACAACTCATAGTAATAGAGGATTCCCATACGGCAAGTCTGGAGCGTCATTTGCACAGGGTGATGGATATACTTCTGCTGATGTTCTTGGTTATCCATATTGGATGATATTTAACCATCCAAACCTATGGGCAACAGGAATAACTGGACCAAGTGGTTCCCCAGAACAAAGTTCATATGCAACAGCAGGTGCAGTGTCATTCGGTAATATCACGATTCAAGACATCGTAACAATAAACATAGATATTAATAAGATTACAGCAAATGCTCCAGGCGCATTGTTGCAATCGCCAAACATTTTTGTTGCAGGAAGAACAGGAAACACATTGTTACGCGGATTACCAGACGGTCCAAGTGGGGGCATTCAATACTAGAGGAAATTTAAATGGCCAGATCATATAAATCACTAAGAAGAAATTTTGCTACTAACTACATTGAAAATTTGGGCGACCAATTTTTCTTCATGGGCTATTCTCCAGATACATATCAGTCAAACTCTATTGAAGCAGAGAGAAATGCAAAGGTTTGTTCTTCATACGCTAGAAAGGTAATGCCCACAGAAGTCGCCAAGGTAATCAAAAGGTATGACTGGACCTCTGACACTTTATATGATAGATATAAAACAGATATAGATCTTAGAGATAAGAAATACTATGTAAAAAACTCACAAGATAATGTTTATATCTGTCTTGAAAATTCTAATTTAGGTGCGAGTGGTGCAAATCAGTCTAATGTCGAACCCACGGGAAGGTCTTCGGTTCCTTTCCGAACAAATGATGGATATTTATGGAAATATGTCTATACAATCGATAAACACCTAAAGGATTTTCTAAAGACTGTAAATAGTGTCGATTATATGCCGGTCAAGATTCTCGATCAAGCGGCTGTCCGTAGGGCGAATGTTGGAACAACAGACAGATCCCAGTACAATGTGGAAAGACAACTTGGTGGAAAAATAGAAAGTGCAACCATAGACCTGAGTGAGACAATAGGTTTCTCCACTAACAGCCCAACACTGACTGTCATTGGTGATGGTAATAAGGAAGCAACAGTAACTTTATCTGTGAACAATAATGTTGTGAATGGTATATCTGTAACCAATTCCGGTAGTGGATATAATTATGCCACTGTCAGTTTAGATGATACTCCAACAACACACACCGTGAGTGAAGTAGAGGCAAAGATAAGTTTAAACATATCACCTGAGAATACGAGAAGATCTTATGTTCCAGCAGAAAGTTATTTCCATATTGAGAAAATAATGTATAACATAAGGGTTGATACTGCTGACTTATTTTCCGTTGTCAGGCAAAGAGAATTTAACTTCTATGGACTTTCCAAGGATTATATCTTAAACAAGAGTAATGTAAGTCTGCCTGCTGGAAGTGAACTACTGACCGATGTAAAAAAGAATTATAGACTCTCTCAGAGAATGCGGATAACGGGACAGACTGGTTCTAGTGTTAGCAGTGTAGCATTTGATTATAGTACTTCTAGCCCAACATTTAATTTGGGTGATGGTATTACGGACATAGATGATGTCAAGCATCAGGCTTTGGTTACTTTTTTTGGAAGACCAAGAGGTTATACCGGAGTAAACGAAGCCGTTCTAGAAATAGTCAGAGAAACGGGAACAGGTGGTAATGGTACTGGTGGTCAATTCCTGAATACATATGCTATTCGTAAGGGATTTGGTGCTGCAAGCGGTACAAAATATTACAATATTCAAAGTAGTTTTGCCACTGCTGATATAAAACCAGGATCAGGAGATGTGTTATACATAAATTATCTGGACTCTAATATAACAATGAAGAACGAATTAGTAAGTAACTTTGTTTTCTTGCAGGAAGTATGAGATAATAAATGGCTAAAGAACCTAGATCGTATTTTTCAATAAAAGAGAGAAATGAACCAAGTTTAGATACATGGTTACCCAGTACGAACTTTCTTCAGATAGGGTTTCGTCCGGGTTATAGTCTTCAGGCAAGAGAACTTATTGAATTACAATCTATAATTCAACACCAGATTAGCACTTTTGCCCAAGAAATTGGATACCTTCATGGTTCCATAGCAAAAATATGCGAGATCAATCCTAGATACCAAACATTTACAATTGATGATGAAAACTCACGGTCTGCAATACTCACTATAAACCCCGGTCACATCTTTATGAAAGACAGTGATAGGATGGGTTACTTCGTTCGTTACAACCATTCCCTTTCATCCGGGGAGGCGTATCCACAATCGTTAACTTGGTCAGTGGCACCAGATGACGATCAAGACAATCAGACTGAAGTTGTCTTCATAGGTCTACAGTATCAAGAGCAAACCGTCGCACCAGAAGATGATCCAGATCTTTATGACAATGCGGCAGGTTTTCCAAACTTCAACGCCCCCGGTGCTGTTAGATATCGTGTAAGCATAGATCCAGATCTAGTTGTTAAAAATGTGTTTGTGCAGACCACTCCCGGTGACATCGACTATAGTCAGAAAATTAATAATGCTGTTGTAAATGATTTCAATGGAGATTTCGCAGGATCAAACTTCATACCCCTTTTCTACTGGTCTTATCCAGAAGGAAATGATATAAAGATTTTACACACCAACAAAGCAGAATATGAACAGCAGTATGAAGAGGATGGTGAAACGCCAAGATTGTTAGACGGCAACGAGGTCTACTTCAAAGTCGCCAACCCGTCCAACATATCTTTGTTAGAATCAGGTACTGGAAATTATGAGTACTGCACATGAGCAACCCAAGAATAGATTTACTAGGAACTAAGACGGCGCATGTGCCAACTCTAGAAGATGCTTCGAAAAGTTTCTTTAGTAAATATCACCCCCAAAATGATACATTCGACCAAGGAACGAATACTCTTGCGGTTGGTATTAGACCGTCTTGGGTTTTGCAGGCTAGAGAGTTAACAGAACTTCAAACATTATTAAAGAATCAGTTGAGGCTTATCGTAGAAGGCGATGAAGTCGTTCTGTCAACGCCAGAGGACATCGCAGATGGCGGTGGTCTACGAAGTGGGTGGTTTAATAAAGATAAACTTCCTCTAACATATGAAACCACAGCAAATCCAGAGGCTATTCCACAGGAGGTTGTCGATAAGTATAACGATGTCTATGGAACTATTCAGTTTAATAATAACCAGTCACTCCCTCCGGGCACACATGTTGGTGATTGGCTGAAGAATGGTAATTCACTTGAAATTACGAATGGGTTCCAAAAAGAAGATTTTGTAAACTTTAGAGATTTTAAAAGAATTACTTTAGGCGTGGGTGATTTTTATGTACATCCACAAAACGGTATTCAATCATACTTTCTAAAAAATGAAGAGGTAAGACATATAGACCTATACGGTTGGCACGCCTCAGATTGGGGATATGCTTGGGGATCAAATATTTACGACGAAGATGGACAAGAGGGCGCACCAAATCCTGATCCAGCCAATGATGTGTTTTGGTCACCAAACGAGTGGAACGCAAATGGTTCTGGAGCAACTGCACACACTCCATATGACGCGGACACAGAACATCGTAGAGAAATACTCGGGGTTCAACCTGATGTGACTTATATCATGGGATTATCATTCCATGAGTCTGTTGTGAAACCTGGTGGTACTGCAAGTAATGATCGATATCTTTTAGACAATGCAGCGGGGTATAATAATCATGAGGCACCTGGTGCTTATAGAATTAAATTTGTAGTAGATTCTATAGACTATATTCCAGTATTCACTGGTGAACTGACACCTTATGCAATTCCTTTTTGGCTTTCTTTAGAGAATTTTCCTTGGAACGAAGAACCATGTCCAATCGGAATACCTGATGTTTCTGGACAAGATACATTCGGTACATGGGATGAATTTCAATTGGTTGTGAATTTGATGCTACGTGGCTCTGCCACCTTTCCCGATGACCATCCCCTTTATGCAAATAGAATTTATAGGTCTGTGGGACTAGAGAAAGTAATTACGGCATTAACAGATGGACTAGGATATGAGATTAAGGCAAGCGACGAGAATGCGGCTGATGAGGATAAGAGAATAGTCCTGTATAGATATCCAACCGTTGAGGAATATTTTCATATCTTCAACAAGTATGGTATAAGAAGAACTTTTGTAGATACAGAAAACATATTGGATGACCGAGAAAAGAACCGATTAAAATTAAATCACAATTCTGTTGTTTGGGACTATAGATTTGTGGACCCAGAATATCTCAAAGGTTATATACCAACTGGAGGTATGATAGGTAATGGTCTTATAGACACATATGGTTCATATGCATTTAACCATCCAGAATTACAGTTTGCTCTTGGTATTAATTATGCCCTTAATACACCAGATGCAGATGGGACGGATATTGGAGGTTATGATTTTGATTTTTATCAAAACTCTAAGTCAGATCCTTTATTTGTACCGTATGTACCTGCTTTATATGTTGGGTGGGTAGGACCAGAAACTAATTTTGTTGAAGAACCATATTTTAAAATCGACAGACTTCCTCAGACTGCTGCGCAAATAAAATCATTATCACAAGATGCTTTAACAACTTCGAGCAACACAAATTTTATTCCTATCTTGCATGTCACCAATAATATATTTGGTGAAATAGGTGGTGATGGTTATGTAGGTGGTCAAAATGATGGTAATGTGTTTGACCCAAGGGAATACAGATTTATTATGCCACCTTCCCCAACATGGGATTGGAATGTTACGGACGCAGATCAAGGCTCGGTTGCCACTTCGAGAGCATTCTATTCTTACCACGGAGTGACGCTACCTTTCGGGAACAGCGAAGGGCAATTAAATGCTTACTTCAATCGTGATGGAACTTACAGTTGGCAATAAAATTCGTTATAAATAAAGATACAGAGAGATATCAAAGGATACCTAGATGCCAGTAAATAATAACAATTTCGAAATACAGGATGTTGAACTTTCTGATACATTTGAATTTTGGCGCACAAAAACAAATGACGATATCATTCAGAAGTTAAATTATCTACGAATATATGATCTTGGTATCAGTTCAGCAACTGGTGGTGGTATCACTGCAAATGTTGCTACCTCTCTCGGCAAACTTAATATCGCACTCAACGACATCATACAAAAGGGTGTTACATTCACCGAAGACGTTGGGTTCTGTGGTGGAGTGTTTATAAGTTCAGATATCTTGAACCTTAACCGTGATGATGAAGGTTCTTTTTTAGTAGGATCCACCTCTGGTATTGTCATAGGAAATTCTACTGGTGGTTATACAGGAGATGGTGGTTGGGCAGAAGCAGGTCAAACATTTTCCCTTAACGGGTTCACCGGTCCTTATTGGCTGAACAATAATGGGTATTGGTTTACAGAACAGGATTTAAGGTTTGATCGCTGGGAAGGAACTAGGTTCCAATTCGGGTCCAGTGGATCCAACAACCACTTAGTTTTCTGTGGACCGGGACAAGGTTTTACAACGGATCCCGGCATGACTGCCACATACCCCTATGGGTTGAATGCAAACACTATAAGAATCTATAATATGGCTGAAAGAGATTCCTCAGACATACACAAGGGTGCTAATAGAAATCAGGTAGCAGAAATTTTAGATGATGGCACAGTTCATTTCACAAGTGGTGTAAATAAGAAACGAATTGAACAGGCGAATCATGGATTTACCTTCGGTAATGTTGTTCGGTTTGATGGCACCAATTATCTAAAGGCGCATGCTGGTGCTACTGGTGGTGATGGGACAACATTCGAATCTTATCTCTCTGAAGTGGTTGGTATTGTATCAAATGTTATGGGAGTAACGAACGGTGGTGGAGCATATGGTAACACCTTTGATATCACATTTAGTGGTGAAGTCAGAGGCGATTTCTCAAGTGTAATAGGTTCGGGTCAACAATTATCACCTGGTTGCATATATTACCTGTCAACAACCGGTGAGGGTATGATTACAAACGCTCAGCCTTCTGGAAAGGGTTTAACTTACGATAAAGTAGTTTCTAAACCAGTTCTATATGCATTAGGTGAAACCGCTGGTTTAATCCTTTCATACAGAGGACAAGAGATTACTCCAGATAGCGCGACAATTGCTTACTATGGAGCAACAGGCGGTGCGTTGGGAACAGCCGATATCTATCATACATCAAGAATATCAATTACAAATACACATGGATTTACCTCCGGTGATGTGGTTGCTCACAGTTCAATAGATTCTACTGGTTACACATTAGCAAATAGGCTGAATGATGTTACAGACCCTAATAGACAAGACGACACGGCTAAAACGGTTGTAGGTATTGTGGGTATAGAAAATACTTCTGCAAACACCGTTACGGTCATTAGTTCTGGACTAATTACCGGAAATGATAATATCAGTTTTGCTGGTATGAATACCGGTCACCATGTTCTAGGAACTACTTATGGTGGATTAAGTGCAGATAATGACTTGTTTGATATTGTGGGTGGTTGGTACAAGCCAATTTGTACTATTTTGGATGCCAAGAACGCAGTAGTCCATATCGGAGGCGCTCAGCCAACTCGACCAAATGAATATGCCCAAGGAGCGCCTGCCGGTCAGAATAGAAATTACGCTGGGGGTGGAGGGGATATTCATGCGAGTCTAATCAATGGTAGTTTCTACTATTGGAGAAGAGGTATCGGTATCGACACCGCCTACACAGGAACCGCTGATACTTACTTCGCTGATAGATGGAGAAGAACATCCGGCGCATCTGCAACCGCCGTGGGTGCGACTTACGACTTCTCAATTCAGAGACAAACATTCAACGATGTCCAAGACGATGTTCCCGGTTCACCAAAGTATTACGCAGAAATAAAGGGAACCTATGCGACTGGTGCTGTTGGGTCTACTCATGGTTACTTCCATAGAATTGAGCAAAGACTTGAGGATTCAAACTCGCTTTCAAACAGACTAATGACTGTATCCCTCTACCATAAGAGTGACCAATCATACGGAGCGGGAGCAACTGTTGGTGTATCTTTCTTGAAGAGCGTAGATGGTTCGTCCGAAACTAAAACGGATATTGGTGAATTCTTACCAACAACTTCGTGGCAAAGATATAGTACGACATTTGTAACACCCGTGGGTAGAACTGCTTCTAATGATAATTCTTACAATGCAATCGCTTTCTATACAACAGACATGCCTAGATACGGCGCAGGACACACCGGACATCCCGGAAAACTATCGATTGCTCAGGTGAAACTAGAAGAGGGTAATGGGACTAGAAATTACCCAGAAATTGATAAGCAAGAAGAGTTGAGAAGATGTGAGAGATACTATCACAACAGTTATCCGAATAACAAATATCCAAGTAATTCTACGATGATAACTACAAGAGCAGCAGATACAAATTCCATACAATTCATGACTCCACAAAATGGTAGATATGTCCATAGATTCCCTGTTCCAATGAGAATGACACCGACATCTCTTGCGATATGGTCACCCACCGGAAGAACTGCTGACGCATTTAATGTCACAGAACAAAAAGATTTAACAAGAACAGCAGGAACACAAGGATTGTTGGGTGGCAAAAGGGCGTCTGTGAAGGACAATGCAGCAAGAATAAGTTCAGATTCAACAATCGGTGCAGAAATACATATCGTTGGTGGGTTTGCTCCCCTAGATATAATAGCGTTCCACTACGAAGCAGATAGTGAACTATAGGAGTGAGAAATGTCTTGCGAAAATAACAGTACTATTCAGTCTAAAATTAATGTCATTGGGTCAATAAGTGGCTCTCAATTAACCTTAGACTTTGAACAAGCAAATCATGGCTTTAGAGTTGGTGATGTTGTAAGATACGATGACGCTTATGGTGGATTTACCCTTGCACAAGCAGACACAGCAGAAAATGCTGAAGTTACTGGTATCATTAGAGAATTGCAAGGTGATAGTAAAGTATTCATGGTGATCGAGGGTATCATTCCTATTGGTGGATTTACTTTTGCTAGAGATCCAAACGCTACTCTGGGGTCATGGACTGGTTATACTGCAAGTACCTACTTCCTAAGTGGCACCACTGCCGGTCTTCTTGATTCTATTCCCCCAAAAGAAAACGGTTCTATCATAAAACCAACCATGATAAACATGGGTACTATTGGTACTGAGCAATATGGTATTGTAAAGAACTTTGTTGGTAACCAAATAGGTGGTAATGCAAGTGCTGGCGTTCATGGTATATCACCAGTAGGTTCCATTGTTCCTTATGTTGGTTATAGCACAAATGTTCCCTCTGGTTTTACCTCCTGTAAAGGTGGTTTTATAAGTCCCAGTATATACACCAAATACAATACCCATATCGGTGGTAAGTTTGGTTATAAAATGCGAATTGGAATTACTGGAGATCAAACTCAAAGATCGTCTGATAATAAAACACCAACAGATCTTTTTGTAGAAGAATTATATAACGAATTACTTGGGACACAAGCGGGTGCGACTCTTGGTATTGCTAATGATAGAAAACCAAGATTCAGACAGGAATTTCCTGGTCGTAGACCAAAATGGGAAAACAGGCAGGGTCTGTCACCAGACCAGCCGACACAGGAAAGCGATATCTTTGTCATTCAGGGTGATGTCGTAGGAATATCGCAACCATTTGACGGTGATACAATCACTTCACATGGACCATATTGGATTGATGTTGAAGTCACTCCAGATAATCAATTAGATCTTCCCAGACTTTTATGGGCAGAGAAATATGGTAATGATGCTTATGCAGGTGTCGCCGGTGAAAGGAGTACTAATTTTGTAGATCATGCGCGATATGGCAGACCAACCAACGACGAAGGTCTTAAACCAATAATAAGATCTTCCTTTATGGCAAATTATGCTTTAGAAGAGGCTGTCGATATTTCAGAATCTAATGATGATTCATTTGGATTTGGTCGGGGAAAAAGAACAAAGATATTTAGACAAGATAACACTGGCGATCATGGCTATGTAAACGGACTGTTGGAGGCTAACCATCAAGTAGACGAGAGTCACTTTAACAGTTATACACAGGAACAGAATGTAACTTCTAATGATAAACTTTACGGTGATGCAAGCAGCACTAGCAGTCCCAGAAAAATCAACACCGCTCTCACCGGCAATGAGGACAATATTGCTAGCATAACTGGTCTTGCGCCTTTGCACAATGGCCTGGTTGGCGAGAACGGGGGACTTCTCAATGCTCCGAACTATGATTCACCAAGACCGCATAACGAAAGAGAAATTGTTTCCTATATTTCCGAGACTATAGGCGCACCTTTGCCCTTTAATAAATCGGGGGACAATGGCACTGCTCAAGAAGATTATGATACCGGTGTCAGAACATATATCATACTAAAGAGTTCAGATGATGGTTTTATAGATTATAAAGATTTGAACAAACGAGTTGGTGATATAAATAAGGGGACTGTCACCGAGTATATTGCAGACAAAGGATTTGCTATTTTTGAACCAACACAAAGAAATGTTGGATATGTTAAAGAATATAGAACTTTCCTTCTTAATACAAGCAATGGAACAGAGGGTAGCGGTGTAGGTAATGAAATTGATACCATCAGTTTAGAAGGAATTGGCGTACCAGACTTAAGAGATCGTTACCTTAAGGGACCAGTTGAACCCGATGATATCATAGGGGATTATCAAAAGTCTGCTCATGGTGCAGAAAACTTCATAGAGAAAGATGCATATTCAGTCATGTCTGAATATGACGGTGGAGTTGGTATACGAGGTGGTACAAATAGAACGCATTCTCAGAAATTGTTGTCAGTATCCCACTTATCATCCCCATCTAATACTTCTTTAGAAGAACATAGAAGACACTTAGAACTGTATGGTGTGGATGGTTACGATAGTTCGGATTATAACGATAGTTTGGGTGGTAACCTGCAATGCGCACCAAGCGGCAACATGATAGATATATGGATGGATGTAAACCTTTCTTGCTGGGGAGATCCTGCTGATAACGATGGTGACGTTAAAGTATGGCCTGGTCTGTACAGGCATAATGAGTTTTATCATGTCCACACATACACCGAATATGATAATATGGAAGGTACTTTATTGGGAATCGGTGGCATGAGAGGACCAACGGTAACTCATAAATCATTAGGATATGGTAGAGTGGTAGGTGATGATGGTCTATATAACACTTCCGGTATTTATTTAGATGACAGAGGTAATACTGAAGAACAAAAAAATAATGTAATACTACCGTGGAACAGAGATAGATATCATCGAGTTGATACTCCCGGTATTGTTACCGATACCGTCTACACTCCTAGAAAACTTAGAGATGAGAATGGGGTTCCAACATCGCTTGATGAAGGTGGTCTGTACCTAAGAGATGACTTTAGTAATCATAAAGATTATAATGTGATATCTAGAGATGGTGGGTCACAGGGTTCTCTTTATGGTTGGGCAGGTTTTGGTTATCACCCAATAATGGGAATAGATCCACAAATGACTTCGCAGTATAATGACCTGCTGTCTGGTGCCGCTGCTGATGGATTTGCTGTTCCACAGAACACGCCAGATCAAGGAGCAGGAACATACTTCGGGGACGATTATGAGACATATGCATACATCACGAATCAACCAAAGTATTTCTCAGTAAATTGGCTCATTCGCATCGAAGACGATACAGCAGTAGCATTGGTCGATGATACAACATTCAGAAAGATAAATGTAGATGGTATTAACGATGATGGAACCACACTAAGTTCTGGATCGCCTCTCAACCTAACGAATCTGCCAACGAGTGATCCATCGGTTGCTGGAGCGGTTTGGAATGACGGCGGCACATTAAAAGTTTCATCAGGATAATAGGTAATGGCAGTATATAGTTCCCATCAATTTGCATTAGGGGACCAAGGACCAGTTGGACCAACTGGACCAACCGGTGAAACTGGGTATCCTGCTGCAACCGGACCAACTGGACCGACTGGACCCACGGGACCAACTGGTTCTTCAATCACTGGAGCAACCACTGGTCCATTTGGTGTAACACTTATTCAGGTAAGTGGTGTCACTCACATATTTACTCGTTTTACTTCTGGTGTTACTTTTGATGGTGGTACTTTTCATGGTCCAACAGGCGTTTCTTACATAGAGGTAACAAACGCATATACCATTGGTGTAACAGGTTTCAGTTTAGCAGTTGGTTCTACTACAGGAACACCAACTGGTGTTGATTCAGCGAGTGATGCATTTAAGATAAGAACATTCAAGGCATTTGGTGATGTTTCCATAGCCGAGTCAGACGATGGTAACGAATTAGAAATTTCGTTTAACACCTTCGATGGATTTTTGGCAACAGGTGGTTCAACAGGACAGTTATGTGTATATTCTGATCTCAACGAATTGTCTGGTGCAACATCTACAGTGTATGATCCAGATACGCAAACTGTTGGTGCAAAGATAAGATCATATCACGAAGTTGCATACTCACTTGGAACAGCAGACATGACTGGTGGTGTGGACGAAGACACTATGATATATTGTTTTGACACCAGTCCAGGAACTCGTTTGGCATATTCTGCTTTAGGGAAAACAGCCGTCGCAGAAAGAAGTTGGGGAAATGTTTGGGTAGTAGATGCAAACAAAATTAAAGAAACAATAAAGGGATCTGAATTACTTGACGAAGAAAAACCTTTTGTGAGATTTGTGGATAATTCTGCTACTGGATCTGTTGGTCCTAGTTTTGATGAGAAATTTGGAAGAAACAGTTCTCTGGGATTCACAATGAAAATTATTGGTGCAGAGTCAAAGGAAGATAGAAGTTTAACCGGGTTTTCTAGTTCAAACGAAATCTGGCCAAACAATTGGATTTTCCCATTCGGTATCAAACCTCATATAACTAGTAATGAAGATTATTATCATTTTGTGTGCAACGGAAAACAAAACGACGATGGTGAATTACTTTGGTATGGTATAACTGTTGAAACGCCCACAAATTCAGGTACTTCTCCATTCTAGTTAGATGAGGTTTAGATGGCATACTATTCAGTTTATTCAGCATACGGACCAACGGGGAATCCTGGACCATCTGGTCCACAGGGATTAACTGGTCCAACTGGTGCAACTGGACCAACCGGTGCGACACATGAATTTGGTGTTACTGGTTTGGGAGTTCTTTCTATTGAAGGGACTGGTGATGCATTAAGTGATGGTGGACGAACTTTATCCGTAACAATTTCAGCACAAACTCATACCGGACTCGCTAATGTAGGATTTTCCTTTGGCGTTGGCAACTCACCAGAAGCCGGTACATCTGGTACAATTCAATACAAAGATTTAGGAGATGGATTTTCAATAGTGAAGAGTGTCACATTTGACAGTATTGAATTTAAATCTATAACCTTTTCAAATGATTATAACGTAACGGTATTCGATAAAGACATAGGAATCAGTGCAGATCTCGCTGGTGGCACATCATCTGTTGTCGCCGGTTCACCTAACGAATTATTGTTCATCACAGGAACTAGAGATGGAACAGGTGGAACCACTTTTGCGAGAGGTGCTACCTTTACTTACTACGATGAAATTGGTGCGACTGGTTACTCATACGACAGCCAGACTATCTCTGCAACCTTAAAGAATATTGCCAACACTGTGAGAGGTAACAGGGTTCGTGATATAGATGCAATTTCATTCCCAACAGATTTTAGTGTAGATGATTCCAATATAATTTATATCGACACCACAAGAAGACTGACATTAAATAAAATAACATCATTAAGTGCTGGTTTATCAGCAAATACAGAACTCTCTTCTCAACCCTCTGGTGATGGGGATTATGGAAATGCTTTTTATGCAACTTTTGTGATTGATACTACGAATGAGCCAGAGCCTGGTCCTCTTGATGTAGATTCTTTTGGCGAAGAACTCGGTATAACATTTGATGTTCCTTCTGGTTTTACTGGCGGTTGGACAAGTGGAACAGAATTCATTCGGGGAACAATGCACACCGTGAACTGTATGACTGTTGATTCTGGAGAGAGTTGGTTCTGCTTTGAACCAAACAATACATTTGAAACAAATTACTTTGATGATTCTATTCAGGGATCATGTTGTTATCAGGTTTTAGAATCAAAGACTTCTATTGTGCCCGGTAGTGGAGACTTAGAGGGTATAGGAACAGAAACAGAAACAACCTCTGTTCTTGTTTCTTATTGTAGAGATTATGGTACAAAGGCGAGTTGTGATGCGTTGGGTGGTGTCTTTGTAGCAGAGACAACATGTGATGAAAGATCATGTGGAACTGAAGATGTTGGTGCATGTTGCAGTAATGATTTATGTGTTGATACAGTGAATGATGGTAACTGCGAGAGATTTGGAGGAACCTTCTATCCTGAAATGAAGTGTGAAGATGTTCCGTGTGTTCCCTTGTGTGGTTCCATAGATCCAATCGGTGCGTGTTGTACAAATATTGGAACATGTATAGATGGTGTTTATGAAGACTTCTGTGATTCGATAGGTGGTTACTATGCGGGTGATTCAACCTTTTGTGAGAATATAGACTGTTGTGAGTTTACGTCAAACGGTGCTTGTTGTGTTGGTTCATCTTGTTATGAACTCACCGCCCCAAATTGTCAAATAATGGGTGGTATATTCTATGGCGTGGGAACTGAGTGTAGTGCTGGACCACTTGATAATGATGTTAAATGCTGTGAAGAAATTCCAAATGAACCCGTAGGTTCTTGTTGTTGTGATACTACATGTGCAGACAATGTGCTGATTTCTGATTGTTCGGAATACACTGGTGGAAACTGCTCATTCAGCCCAGACAAAACATGTGAAGAACGAGGATGCGATGATGGTCATGGTGGTAATCCAGATGAACCGGGAGTACCACAATGCCCATGTCCAGAGGGAGAGAACATACCACGATGGGGAATCGTTGCGATTGATGCGACTCCTGCATCTGGTGGACCATTATTACCAACAAGAAAATCACATTGGGATGGTAATGGTTACCTAACCAGAAATAACGGTTTCCAAAGCACATATGGGGTTACGAGTTGTTCTCTTCTGTTTGAGTATTGCCCCGGAGATCTTGTGGGTGGAAATTGGCCATGTCCGATTGAAACCATGTGTACTGAGTGCTACTACTCTGATCCTAATTATGAATGGGTTCCAAGCCGTTTTTACTGTGACTCTTTTGCAACTGTGGAGACACCTCTGTGGTTAGCACATTCACGTTGGAACTCAACGGGTCAACCTTGGTATGTTCCATCTAAAGATGAATTAGCATTCCTTACCGGACAGAGAAAATTATGGGGAAGAGGATTCCTTGATTTATTGGGATTGGACGAAGCAGATGAAAGGCAAGTTGTTGCTGTGTCGTCTAGTTTCTGGAGAAACCCAAATCAACCAATAGGAGACTTTCATTATTGGTTTGCGCAAACTCTTGCCGGTGATAATTGGGGAGAAGTAATAAGCATATCTGAAGAAAATTATGATCCTCTTAATCCACCATATACAAATATAAGAAATATACTGTATAGAAGAATATTTTCAAAAGACGGTCTTTCAGAGTGGGAAGAAAATGTTCCTATTGGCGCAGTGGCGAATGAAGCAAATCCTTTCCCAGACGGAAGCACCGAAGGAACCTATCTTGGAGTATACCAACCAGACTGTAGTGTTGGTTGGGGTAGGGATATATACTGGCCAAATCAAGATGGTGAAACTATTGATGGTGATCCTTACTACTATTGTATAGAACCACTTGATATTGCTAGGTGTTGTTACTCGGTAGAGGGTGAAGAAGAACTTCAATGTTCCAATGAAACAGAATACGAATGTATCAATAGAGTGGAACCATCAAAGTGGTACATAGGACTGAGTTGTTACCAAGATCCAAATGATGGGTCGTTGAGTTGTCCTGTAGATGACATACCACAAGACACCGAAGGAGCATGTTGTGACGAAAGCATTCCAACATGTAATGATACTTTTTATTATAACTGTCAAGGTGACGGTCAAACATTCTATCCGTATGAGACATGCATCTCATCTCCGTGCGATTTTGAACCACCAACGGATGATGTGTGGGCTTGTTGTCTTTGTGATCAAAACTCTGAAATTTACTGTGAGGAAAGAACCGTAGAGGAATGCGAAACTTTGGGCGGTGTGTTCCATGAAGGTAAATCTTGTGAAGATGTGAACAACTGTGAAAATTATGACTGCAATATTATAAACCCACCCATAGGCTCTTGTTGCTTCGAAGATGATGATGACTGTATAGTATGTGTAGACTGGACAGAAGATTTATGCAACATAGTAGGTGGAAGTTGGGATGATACTCAAGATTGTCAACAGATAAACTGTCAGGACTGTCCACCAGAAGGTAACGAGGGCGCATGTTGTTTATGCCAAGAGTATGATGGGGTATGGATCTCAACATGCTTTAACAATGTTCCATCTGATATATGTAATACTTTAGGTGGTGTACATCAGGGAACTGATACAAATTGCACCGAAGACGGGACTTGCAACTATACTTGTGACCAAAACCCACAGGCTCCAGAAGGTTCATGTTGCTACTCAGCCGAAGATCCAGACTGGGGAATTATCTATTATTGTTTGGATGATATGGCTGAAGTTGAATGTGATGCTCTGAATGGTTCTTGGAGTGTATTAGAAGAGTGTCAAGAACGAATATCGGAAGGTGATTGTCAAACTGGTTATGAAACGCCATATTCATGTTGCTATGCAAACGGTGATTGTTATGATAACTTTGATCCAGTCCAATGTCAGAACACAGGAGGTTCCGTATCAACTGATCCATGTGAAGATAGACCAGACTGTGATGTTCCAGGACAACTAGGTTCTTGTTGCTATGATTTAGACGATAATTATTGCACCCCAGAAGGTCCATACTGTGTGAACGATGTATCTTCTTCTTGGTGCGATATTGTTGGTGGTGTATTTGACGATTCTACATGTCAGGAAAGAGTTGACTCTGGAGATACTAGTTGTTCATTGAATGCACCAACATTTGAATGTGGAGCATGTTGTAGGTGTGTGAATGGTCAATTCGAATGCAACAATCTCCCAGAATTTGTATGCGACCTTTTAAACGGAATGTATTATGGGGATGGAACTTATTGCGAGAATATTACTTGCGAAGGAACATGTGACCCATCTCAGCAATATGGAAGATGTTGCACTGATGGCGTTTGCACAGAAACTATTGAGACAGATTGTTCTGGGGAATGGACTGGTGGACTTGGGTGTGTAGAGGATGCGTGCGCACAACCACCGGTTACGGGTAACTGTATATACTGCACATATGAGCAATCGAGAACTAGTATCTCACCAACAATAACAACCACCAACAGCGAATTGGAATGTGAACAGTTGGCAACAGACGAGGGTGGAACTCAATACAGTTGGCGTTATGATAATGTAAACGGTTTTGATACAAATAGCCCAGAATATACAAACGGCTGTTTAGGTTACTGTTTTGCCCAAATACCAGGAAATAAAAATTTAATTGGACCAGGGGTTGGAGATGATTGGTGGGAAATACTGGATTTCTTAAGAACTAGTGGAACAGAATATGTCAATCGTTACGGATTCTTTTATAAACGCGGCGAAGATTGGGACACTAATAAGACAGACTGGTCATTTAATTATATCGGTGTTCCTGTACTGGGTCTTAAACATTCAATAGACAGTGATCCTGAATCGCTTAATAATTTAGGAGCAACAATTTCTTCTAACATTACATTGACTGTTCCAACATCCGTGCCAAACCTAGCCTCAAGCAGATCAGGAAAACCAGATTATCCAGGAGATGATTTTGAATTAAATCCCGGAGGATTAGGCGAAGGAAATTGCCCATGCAACAGCGATATTTGGCAATGTCCAGTGCCAAGAATAGAGTGGGATATAGATGTGATAGATATACCAACATATCCATCGACTGAAT